GGTTGGAAATATAAAGTGAACCTATTTCAATGGGATACCTTTTGGCCAATCTATAATAAATACGGAACCTTCTACTTATGGGACTTAGATATGGAAGGTCCTGGATGGGATGATTATAATGAAAATGGTGTACCATATTGGGAAGAGTTTCATTGGGATTTTATAGATGAAGAAACAGGAGATGCGTTTAGGGTAATTAATTATGGGCAATAAAAAAATTATAGTATTGGCACTATCTGCTTTCATTGCTGCTTTTGGCACATATAAAGCGTTTAAAGATTTAGCAGATGCCTTGGAGTCTGAAGATTTTTCTTTAGATGAAGAAGAAGACTTGAAAAAACTTTAAGCATGTGATATGCTTATATAACGGATAACGTAACTTAGTAGAAAAGAGAGCATAATGAATCCGAAAGTAACGCTAGTGGGTCGCCTTGGTGCTGATCCAGAATCAGTTGGAACAAGTGGAGTTCGTCTTCGTGTTGTAACAAGTGATAGAGCAAAGAATGACAAGGGTGAGTGGGAAGATCGTGATACCTCTTGGTGGACGGTAAAAGCATGGAAGACTCTTGCAGAACAAACAAAAAAGACTCTTAAAAAGGGTCAAGAGGTAATGATTACTGGAACTATCTATCAGGAAAGCTGGACAGATAACGCTGGTAATAATAGAACCTCATATGAAGTGGTAGCAGATTCAGTTGGTTTGACTGCGTATACTATTTCAAAGCAGCCAGCAACAACTATGGCTTCAGCATCAGAAAATCCTTGGAATAACTAAGGATACTATTGTAGTGAAGCCAGTATCTAAAGAAAGGTATTTGGCTTCACTATGAAAAGATATTTATGGAAGTGCACCAAGTGTGGCACATTAATGTTTATTGAAACAGAATTAGATGAAAAACATATTCATAAGTACCCTCCATGTCCTTGTGGATTTAAGAGAATGGATCCTGTAAATGAGTAATTGGACAGAAGAGTTGACAGACGAACAGAAAAAACAAGTCTGGGATTTTATTGTATTTACTGTTAAAGAAATACGTGAACAAATTGCTATGGATATTGAATATACATATGAAGTGTGGGCAACACACGGTAAGGCCAAAAGCAGACAAACTAAAAAAGCATTCATGGTTTGTGCAGATATTGCCAGAGGTTTAAACGAAAGAGTCTCTAACACAAAGGAACAATAGCTCAGTTGGTTAGAGCCCCCGACTCATAATCGGGTCGTCGTAGGTTCAAGTCCTACTTGTTCCACTATGCGGATGTTGCATAATGGTAGTGCTTCTGCCTTCCAAGCAGATGGTGCGAGTTCGATTCTCGTCATCCGCTCCAATGATATAATAAACTATGGACATAGAGCAAGATATTAAATCTATTTTATTTGAAATAGGAAAAGATATTAAGATCCACAAATTAATAGATGGTAATCTTATTATTGATATAGATTACGATAAGTATGTATCTAAAATACTGGACAAGATTAAATTATATTATCCCAATACATAGTTCTTGGATCAAAGTCTGATAGCTCCCTAACTTTGTATGTTGTAAGCTTTTTATTTGTAAACTGTGGAGCAGCAGACATTTTTCCTTCATAATCTTTCTGAATAAACATAGGGTTATTAACTACATAAACATTAAAGAATCTTTGTATCATAGCAAAGGGTACATCCATAGGCATTGGATACTCTTCAGCACAATATCTAGTAGTTCTAATACACATATCCACATAATCTTGTGTTAAATATAATATAGCATGAGAAGACAACATATTATAAATTCGTAATATTTCTGGATACCCCTCAACTTTTTTATACTTAAGATAGAACCCAGCGTGGCTGCTTTGCAACCCCCACTGAGAATTTCCCAGATACAGAGCATCAGCGTCGTCAGGAACCTCTATAAAGGGTTTAAAAGCATTTGGGTCAGCATCATCTTCAAGGATTATGAAAGGTGCTGAAATCTGGCTTAGAGCCATTAATTGAGACTTAGATAGACCCCTTCTACCATTTGCTTTATCTTCAATAGCATTAATTCTTGTGATATTTTTAAATCCAAGATCTTCAAGCTGTCTTTCAATATGAACACGCTTATGTCCATCTTTCTTCATATTAATATAAAAAACGGGTATATCAAGAATATTTATTTTCATTGCTCTCCTACATATAGATTATGGTAATATTCTATCGCAGATTTTTTAGGGAAAGATTCTTTATCTGTACCCTCCCTGTTTAGCATTTGATTCCATATTTGTAAAGTGTGGCTATTAGAGCTTTTTCTAATAACCTTATTTCTCATCTCTGGATCAAATATATCCTTCCATTCCCAATAATTTATAGGATAAAAAACAGATGGTTCTTGAATATATTTTTCTAATTTATATTTATATATTTTTTCAGTAACGAGTTGAGGACCTATCTCTCCCCAAGTTATTTTATTTTTATTGTATGACTCAGATATTTCTACAAGCTCAGATATGAAATTAGAATCTTTTGGTGCACGAAGCAAGCCATTTGCAACGATCTTATGAGGTCCGCCCTGCATACCAAACAGATACTCTTTAAATCTCCACCTGCTTTGTAGGCAGATATTGTCTGTATCGGTCCATGTTAGTCCAGTTTTTTGAATCATTTTATATCTAAACATATCAGCAAATGGCCCGTACGAGTTATCTGTTTTGAATATTTTATCTTCAGGTATTACTTCTCTTGCATTTATTTTATTTACACCTTTTGGTACAAGCATATTCATATCGTAAACAAATAAATTAAATTCATGGCCATGATATATAAAAGAAGATAAGCATAGATTTTCTATTTTGCTTAAAGGTCTTCCAACCCATAGAGATCCAAACTCTGCCATTTTATTTCCTATAATCTGGGATATCTTCTATCTTCCAAAGAGACATTGTTTTATCTCTATCGTTTGACTGAATGTTACCCTCAATTATTGTGTACTCTGGAACTGGAAACCCAAACGGATCTTGCTGCAAATTAATTCTTCGCCAAGCTCCAACTCTAATATCATTATTGTTTGTATGTGATCGCCATGTGAAGTGGGTAGTGAGAAGATACTTTGATTCACTATTTTTTATATTACGAAGAGCAGTAAAAATATCTCTATTAGGAATATGAACAAAACAATCTCTTACCATTACTAAATCAACCTTTGGTAGTTCATCTTCAACAATATTGATAAGATCAAATGTAACATCTCTATCAGAATATTTCTTTCTATTGCGTTTAATCAATTGCTCAACTATATCTCCACCAGTGTACTTTATGCCCTTAAGATTGACCCGTCTCATCCAATTAAAATCTCCACAAGGAACATCTAGTATTGATTTTATTTTATATTGAGCCAACATCTCTTGTAACTCTGGTATAAGATACTTAGTTTGTTCATAATCAGAGCCTGGACCAGACATAGATTCTTTTCCATTCCAAGAATTTTCCACGTAATACTGAGTAAATAATTCCTTGCTCATTCTTCAAACATACCTATCTTCTTAGTGTATGCATAATATTTAGAGTTTACATCAATATATAATGTGGTTAAAAAACTTGTGGCAATAGGATAGTATTCTTTTTCTACCATTGTTTTTCTGATAGGGGATCCATTAAACATATCCATGCTATCATCTTCAATCATTACGAAGGGTATTCTAACATCATGGGTATAAGTTTTTATAACCTCATGATCAAGACCCTCAATATCAATATTCATAAAAAAGGGTGTGCGATGAAAGTAGTCTAGATGTATAGAGATTATTTCATTAATAGTTTTAGTTGGCACTTGAGCAGTCCAGCTTACGCCAGTATGTTGACTATTCTTTTTTCTTTCTGCAAATTCTGGAGATAGGGTATTTGATGAATCCATATTGCCAAACATAAAAAATTCTTTGGTTCCTTCTTCTATATCCACAGCACAATTATACAAAATATCAAGAGGTCTTGTTTCATGAACTAGAACATTAAAATAACTATTGGGATCTACTAATGTTCCATACCATCCCTTTTTGTAAAGAAAGTAGGTATTTGAATCTTTTACAGGATGAAAAGATCCTATGTCTATGTATGTATTTGAGGTAAATAGATCTCTTTGCATTAGCCAAGAAAGTCTTTTCATTACCCCATTTAGTATTGCGTCTTCTCCATATGAAGAATATGATTCAAACTTGTCGTATTCCATATACCCCCCATTCATAAGTAAGGCGAGCCTATTGCTAGGCCCGCCCTACCTCAGCCGAGCTATTTACTCAGACTTCTTTTTCTTTGGCTTTGCAGCCTTGAGAGCTTCTTCAACAGCAGATGCTTTTGGCAAACGACCAAATGCTGGATCGTTTGGATTAATTGCACGTGCTGCTACTGGGATGAGTGCACCAACAAGTGCTGCCCATAGATCTTTTGGATCTGTTACTCCAGCGATATATAGAGTTGATGCTGCACCTACTACTGAACGAGCATATGATGCAAGCATTGCTTTGTTTTTCTTACTTAGTTCCATTTTTTCCTCCTAGGATAGAACCCTAATTAGTATAGCATAACCAGCCCATAGACCTATAATTCCCGATACTCCTGCGAATACGGGTGGTGCTGGAACTGGTAATTTGAATGCTGCGAATACTACGCCACATCCAAAACCTGTTAATGTTGATAATAATATTTCTTTCATATTTCCCCCATGATATATTGTTCATAATGTTTCATACAAAAATCAACCATTCTAGTTTCTGTCATCGAAAGTCTTTCACCTTTTTCTTTACATTCTAATATCTCACAAACAGGATATTCATATTCCCATGCCTGGTCTGCAGTTTTTAATTTAAATTTGATCATTCCTAGGGTCCTTTTCTGGATTATCTAATGGCGTTGGCGCAGTGGCAAGAGCTCCACATGCTATGCACTCAATATCTAAGTGATACATTCCTATTGTATAAGTTTCGGGATCAAATGAAGCAATTACCTTAAACAGAATTTCTCCACAATTTGGACATGTACATGTTGGAATACCTCTAGCGTCTATCATCTATGTCCTCTGGAAGTAATTTTTTTAAATTATCTAATTCTTTAGATATTTTCTTTAAAGCAAAATCGTGTGGTGGAGACATACCCTCTATAACAATTCCATATTTATTATAATGTTCAATCTGTGGCTCTACCTCATCTATAAAATTTTTCAAACTATTTTGTACTTCTTCAATATATCCGAATGCCCAGTCACGTGAGTCTGATAAAAATTTTATAAAGCTTTCGTTGTGAGCTTTTTGATTTTCTGCAGGTGCAGATTGTATTTGATTAGACTGATCTACTGTTGCTAAATATAATAACACACTTTCTGCCAAGTGCTGCGTTGTTGTTTTTAATTGTTTAGCAGTATAAATATATGCTACAAAAAATGACAGGCCAAATACGGCCAGCAGGATCAACAGTATATCCATTGGATACCTCTTTTCATATATAAGTATACTACACTAGTCAAAATCTATTCCGTAAAACTCTTTAAAATTGTGTCCACAAAACTTTTCATATTCTTTTAGGGTTCTAGTATTTCCTGCACCCCAAATACCCTGCTCAATTCCGCATAAAACCCTCATTTGTTTATCTTTGGAGATATTTTCAATATCTATCCAAGACTCCACCCTGAGCCTACTGTCCTTCCATATTTTTTTGTATCCTCCACGACCATAAAAATGATAAACTATTTTTTTGGATGGAGAGTATATGTCCCATCCCCTGGTCCAAGACCTCATTGCAAAACAAACCTCTTCTCCAAAAAAAGATATTTCTGGATCATACGGAACCTCTTTTGTAATGTTTCCAGTAGTAAAAATAAAGCCACCCAAAACAGTACTTGATTCTTCTGGTACACGAAAGTCTTTATCGTCAAAGTTTATTCTTAAAGCAGTCCATTCTTTTCTTTTATTAAGCCAAGGTTTTTGCTTGGTAGGATATGGCACTCTCTCCGTATCTTTTGTTGGAAAAGATATTGTATTATTTAATTCTACAAAATATGGGGGTGGAAAATAAGAAAGTATTACCTTTTTATTATTAGCTATTTTTTGTGCCATTTGTAACTCATTAACACATAATATATCCCAGTCTTGTGCAAATATGGTATGAGAATCTATTTGAAGGTAGTAGTCTTGCCCATTATATAAATCCATAGCTATGCTTCTTGCATACCCCGCACCCCTTGCTTCTTTTGGATGCATGACTTTTAAACTAAGATTAGGAACCCAAGATAAGTCTGGAAGATCTCTTTCGTATTCTTGTATTACTACACCAAAATGTATATTATATATTCCAGATGCACTATCCAAAGCAGACTTTATCGTTCTAGATATCTCTGGATCACGATAACTAGCTATTGATATAAATATGCTCATCTGCCCTCATGCGTTACCCAATAATATTTGCATGTGGAGCAGCATGGTTGATTATATAAACTATGCTTGGCATAGCTAAACTTAGCATAATACATAGGATCTTTATCAAATAAACTTGCTTTGTGTGTAGTTGTTACACGCATAAGCTTGTTTGTATCATTCCAAAATGATGGTGGAGTTTGTCCCCAGTCTTCCCAGCATTGATCTTTAAGTCTATTAAGATTGGCTTCGTTGTTTTCCGTACGAATACCCCGCTCACGAGCTTCACGAATCATAGCCTGTACATACTGCCATAAACCACGCTCATAGCCTTTCCACATAAGTACAGCAGGATGATTACGCCAACCACCAGTAGGAGACTTGCCAGAAAGAACGTTAAGTATTTGATAACACTCAAGTATCTGTTTATTAAGTCGCTTGCTATCAAGCCAACGAGCAGTTGTAACTGGATTTGAAGAAGGTAAAAATGTTTGCATTACTGTAGTGGCTCTCGTGTCACTAGCACGATTGCTCCCTCCATTTCTAAGGCTTTCTTAACAGCAGTGATATATTTCACTGCATCTATTTTTTCGTCATGCCTCAAGGGCAAAAACGACTTCTCATCTAATTTTAGCGTAAGAAAGTGCTCATTGTCAATAATGGAAATATTAAAATTAGGCGGAGCCTGTATGTTATGAAATGCCCTACGCATAGCATCTGTATACATTAATCATCCTTATTCCTGTTTTCTGAATATTTAAATATTTGCTCTAAAGACTTCCATTCAATATCATTTTCTAGCCCAAGAGCAGCTAAAAATATTTGCCAAGTTTCAACAACATAATCTTTTGCAATTGGAGATGCATCAACCAGACTAGCATCAATTAAAAAGGCAAGTGGTAATCCAAGATCATTATATTCAACAAAATCCTGCAATTCTTTATCTTGTCTATAGTTAGACCATAGTTCTGCTAATATTGAACACATAGTTTCAAAACTAGTTAGTCCATCTCTGTCGTCAACACTTTCCATATTTCACCCCATTCTTTTTTACTTTTGTGACTATTAAACTCTTTAGAT